AACCCGGATCGGATATTTCTATTAAGAATCCGTTATTCTGTTACCGGTTGAGTGTCTCTGAGTACCTTTGAGTATCTTTGAGTATCTTTGAACGGCTCCGGGCTCCGGGTAAGGGTGCCTGTTTTAAAAATTTCCCTTTGATGAGAGAATCTGAGTCTTTAAAGAAGAACCACCGCATCTTCTAATAGAAATAACAGTCCTTTAAATTAGAAAGGACCTTCGGCAACTTGGAAACAAGAAATTCCATTCTCTCTCCACATCTTAACTACCTTGTCTCTATCATCAAAAACACACATAACTTCATGTCCTTCTGCTTGGATGTCTTCTAACCAAAGTTTCTTTAACTTATCATCTGGAACGAAACTTCCGCTTCTTCTCATCTTCAAGAAATCTACTTCAATTCCATTTTCAATTAACCATGCTTTAGTTTCTTTAATACTAATATCATCTCTTCCACTAAATACACCAACGGTAAATCCTGAAGCTTTTAAAGCTTTGAAAGATTCAATAACTGGTTTATTTGGTTTATCTAATTGGATGTTTTCTGGTGCGAAGAATACTTTCCAGTTCATCTTTTCCCCTGGTCTATCTGCTAAAGCTCTTCTTTCGTCGATTAATGCTAATGTTCCGTCTAGATCGAATATTACTGTTTGTTTTTTCATAATTTATTTTAAGTTATAAGTAAATATAACACTTTATATTGAATATAAAAAACATTTAATCATTTATTTTTTGATAAATGTGTTATTTATAATGAATATAGATAGGGAAGTTACTTTAATAATAAATACTACTCTTCGATTGCATCCTTATTGTCTTTTTCAGACGGTGTTGCATTTTTGAATAATATAGATGCTAATAGATTAATACCTATTGCTTGCAAGAACCCTATTGGATAAAGTCCTTCTACTGCCGGTAATAATGCAAAATTCCATAAGAATTGAACTGGGAGTGCTAATACTAGAGAATATGCTAAAAGAACTACTATGATTGATATTACTTGTTTCATTATAATGATGAATTAAATTTTATTGAATATTCAAGAAGCGTCATTGCTTCCAAATCTTTATCTGATATTAATAATGGGATGTCTATTTGTGAACTAACGTCTAAGCTAATGTCTTCATCATTCCATAAAATACTTACTTGATTATCAGGTGCATATGTTTCTGTACATTTATAACAAAATATAGTATCATCTTCTAACGATAGGAATGCATGTCCAAATCCGTCTGGGATCCAGAATTGATTTCCTTTTTCTGCAGTTAATAGAATAGAATCCCATTCTCCATAAGTTGGTGAATTTCTCCTTAAATCTATTGCATAATCAATAACGCTTCCCTTTGCTACTCGAACGAGCTTTCCTTGTGAACGTGGTTCTGATTGTAAATGGATCCCTCTAAAGACCCCTCTCTGAGAGATACTTTGATTATCCTGTTTAAAGTGTTTGTTAAACCCGAGCTCCCTCATGATATCCTCGTTAAACGTTTCGATGAATTGGCCCCTGTCATCGCCATATACATTTGGTTGAAACTCTAAAAGACCATCTAGTTTAAAATTCTTATTTATTTTCATTCAGTATAATTTTACCTTCCTTTATTAAAAACTTTCTATTTTCTAAATGTTCCATTTCAATAAGATCCTTAGATTGACCTTCATAATAAACTGCTAGTTTCTCTTCTATCATTGTTAAATTAACATTGATTTCCTCTCCTGTGATTATCTCTGCTAGGATTCTTCCGTATTTTCCACCTTTGTCTTTAACCGTTTTAATCGTAACAGTAGAACCAACTGGAAGTAACCCCTGAATTCTAGTCTTTGCTAACATTCCAAATTGTTTTTCAGTAAGATCTCTTGTTCTTGATTCTGGGGTGTCTATTCCATATAAACGAATTGATTGCTTGTTTAACCAAGTATCGAATCCTAAATCAATATCAAAGACTACACTATCTCCGTCAATTATTCTATTAACCTTTGCTTTGTAAGTATACATAAATTAGGTATTAGGGGTTTGGTCAGTATTAGGCGCCGTTGTTGTTTGACAATAAACATTCGGTGGGATATTATCTGGCCATGTTGGAAATGGGTGTGGGCTGTTTGGCATTATATTTGGTGTTCCAAATGGGAATGAAGGGATTGTGATTCTAGGAACTACTACATTCTCGTTAAGTAATAATACTGCTTCGTTTGTATTTACATTACCGTCAGTATGTAGTTCCGTGATTCGTTCAATACATCTTTCTTTTTTATTAAGAATAATGTCTGCCCATTTGATTGTAATGTGACCTTGATCTAATAGTCTTTCAATAATTGATTCTCTATCCATGGTGTGTTGTTAATAATTATTTAAAATTATACACACCATGATCTAAAAGTTTCAATTATACATGTTTTACCTTAATAGTTCTACTGAATCTTTCTTCTAATTCTTGTATTGCAAGAACGATTGGTTCAACATCTATTAGTCCAGATTCTTCAGCACCATCTTCTTTAGTACCTTTAATCTTATCGATAAATCCTCCGATTGTATCTGATATAGCATCTGTCATTGACTGTGAATTAGCGCTATTAGCACTCTCTAAGTTTTCAACAGTTTCTGATAATTTTTCAACAGCTTCCATTAGTTTCTCAGAAATAGTCGTTATCGCATCATCTCCGCCATTCTTTGCAATATCTGCAATAGCTTCAAACATCCTAGAAGAAGCATTGATAGCATCAATATTCATTACATTAGACGAATCTGATATTGATTTATATCCTGTTGCTATTTTCTTAATCGCAGTAGCAGCATCATCTAATTGAGTTACATTATCTTCAACCATAAATTGTGAGAAAGCACCTAATCCACTAACAACTGCTGCGGTATTTAATGCGATCAGACCGAATCCTTCTGCAAATTTAGTAATAGGCCCTGTTAAAGCTATTATTTTATCTGAAGAATCTATTAATAAATTCAATAGATCAAATGGTGTTTTGGTTTTTTCACCTCCGAAAAAACCACCGATAGTATCAAGCAATGCTGTCCCCACTCCAGCAGCAGCCCCTGCTAATCCACCAAGAGCAGATCCTGCCATTGCTGCAGTTAACGCTAACCAAGATCCTGCAATTGCAAGAATACCCCCAGCTATTGGTAGCATATTTTCAATTCCAATTTCATTCTTAAATCTACCTAAAATAGTTACCATTGCATTTATTGGATAAAGTAACGCGTCTATTAATGTTTTAAATCCATCGCCGACTACTGGTATTTTACCAAATATCCATGCAACAACCCAAATAACCCCTGCCATTAATATGATACCAGCAGCTCCTAATAATAAACCAACTGGTGTAAGTAACATTGCCATTGCTCCGATAATTGCCATTGGTATTGCAAATATTGTTATCGTTATCGCAGCGTCAATTGCCCAGTCCATCGGAGGTGCAACAAAGCTAACTCCGTCTAAGAAACTAAATATCCATGCAACTGCAAGAACTGATCCTGCTATTAATACAATAGCTAAAGTAGCCATTAACATATCTTTTGGTTTTAAAATCTTTGACATGACTGCTATTAATACAAAAGCTGCTCCGAATGCAAGAATATTTAATCCTGCAGTAAAAGACCAAGCAGGTGGAGGAGTGAACCATCCAACGCCATCAAGTGCTTGAAATATCATTGATATACCTACAATCGTACCTGCTATTAGCAACATTCCTAAAGACGCCTTAAGTATACCCTTAAAACTAACCTTTCCACTAAATGCTCTTGCTAGAAAGAACATAGGTACACCAAATACCAATAACGTTAATGCTGCCTTACCGACCCATTTCAATGGAGGGGTATAGTATGAACCAACTGCCTTAAGACCTTGGAGAACCAAAGAAACAGCAACAACAGCAAGCGCTATAAGTGGGATTGCAATCGCTGAGAAAATTAATTGTTTTGTTGTTAATCCTTTAGTAGCTTTCAATATCATTGTCATTGGCAAAGCGAAAACATATAACATAAAACCGGTTTGTAATACCCACATTATCTCAGGAGGTTCCACAAAACTAGGTGGAAGTAACCCTAACGCAAGAGCAACTCCGGCAATCCCAGCGGCAATAGCAACCATAACAAGTGATGCGAAACCAACGGTTTTTAATCCTTTTTTACTAGGTGCAATTCTAGCAGCTCTTAATGATTTTACTAAAGCAATGAAAACACCAGTCATTGGGCCAATTGCAATACCTATCATAAACGCAGTAGCTAATTGAGTAATAGATAATGGCATAACTAATTGTAATATGACAGATGCCATTGCTACTGAAATAGCCGCCCCTATTATAACCATTAAAGCCATTCCCATTGCTTTATTCTTAGACATCCCGTTTGTTTGCTTCCTTGCTCCTATTTTATCTAGTGCAAAACCAGCTGCTCTACCTAATAGAGATTGAACAGGAGATAATAATTGTACGATACCTATCATTACTTTAACGATTGGAACAAGTGCAATTGATATTGCAATTGCTGTTACTAATTTCGTTAAAGAAACAGGTGTTACCATGTTTAGGAAGAAAGATGCTCCTGCTAATCCAGCAGCTCCTAGTACTAAGAACGTAGAAAAACTAAATGATTGACCAGGAGAAGGCATTGAAATACCTTTTTTAGCCGCGCCGCCGCCTGAACCGGCTGAATTCGCTAACTGATTAGATATTGCCTTTAGAGAAGCGTTCATATCTATTAAAAGATCCCTCTGTTCAATAAATACATTTTTAACTTCTGTTGATGATTTTACTAACAATTCAACAGAGGTATTAATATATGATAAAACTTTGCTATCTTCCTCTGATATCCTCTGAATCCTTTGTAAGGGGGACAATAGTAAATCAAATATGGGGTTCTTAGCCATTTATATAAGTATAATTTTTAAAGTATTTAATTGTATTGTATTAATCTAAGTCTGTGATTGCATTTTGTACCTTTGTACTGCTTTCTGCAGAGTCTTTTAATTTAGCCCACATGTCGCTTATTAATTCTGGGTTATCTGATAGATATTGAACCATAGCAAGAGTAGCATGCTTTCCTAAATCTGCAATTACACGAACTGCTTTAGATTTTGCGTTTTCATCTAGGGATTCAGAATTTCCTAAATTATTTATATGTTTTATATGTTTCATTGGAATTATTTGTTTTTATTATATTCTATATATTACAGAAATAACGGGAGCAAGTCCCGTTATTTTTATATAATTATTTAAAGTTTCGGCATCTTCATTGAAGGTATCTTCATACTAGGTATCTTCATCCCGGATGCTGCTGAATTCTGTTGTTCATTTTGCTGTGAATTACTCTCATTTTCTTTTTTCATAAAATCAAGTAAATCTTTAACTAAGTAGTGAAATTCATAATATTCCAACGCTTCCAATTCGCTAGGTTGAATGTGAAGGTTTTTATAAATATAAAACTTGGTTTTAAAGAAGTTCTCCAGTGATATCTTGAACAATGAAAAGAGACTTGATTCCGTCGCGAAACCCAATAGGGACGTCCTCCCAATCATCCCCGATTTGAACAGCCATGTCTGGTTTAATACCAACCTTCATCTGTTCTGATAATTTATAAATTAAACTATATTTTTTGTTTGACCAACTATTCATTTCCATTTCAAATTTGAAAATGTCATTGTCTGCAAAACCTCGCCATTCACTAACAAGATACGGCATTATTTGCAAAACTGATTGATCAATTTTTTGACCTTTTTCTTGGCGGTCTTTAATATAAGCCGTCATTTTTTGCATGATACCAATAGTCGGTGGTGAAATTTTTATTATACCAAATGATTTAGTTTCAATTAAAAACGTTCTAGCTTCATCATCATAATACTTATCTAGTGTTTCTGGTATTTTAAAATATGTAAAGTTATCTTTATTTATTTCAATTTTGTGAGCAATTCCTTTTTTATCTAGATGATCTATATTTAAGTTAGATTCTGGTTCTGGAAATGTTAAATCTCTTATTGAAAGTATTAAAAAGAACCTGTCTTCTTCTAGAAGATCTTTATAAGACATTCTAGTCTTGTTATTAGTTACCCTAGTACATGACTCTACTATAGCATTTAGCTTTTCATCAACATCTAAAATATTTTGTTCATCTATTGTTGAAAAATGCCTGATTTCAGATACTTTAGCAGATCTTATATGGATCTGTGTTCCTTTTGGATAAAACATACCAGCAGATGGCATTGATGTTGTTTTGATTACATGATATCCTAATAACGTATCAGCATCCTGTGCCTTTTGCGTTCCGTACTTCTCCATGCTTACTGACCCTAAATCTACAGGTTTCGGGTTTTCCTGATTTTCCACGATAGTTTTATATGCATCGTCTAAATTTGCATCGTCTTCTTTGTGATCGCTCATTTGTTACTTCTTTTTAAGTTTCTTAATATTCTCTTTTTTCCATTCTATTATTGAATCACCTTTTAATTCAATTTCTTTGCGAATTATATCTCTTATGAATGCAGATATCGATACTGGTCTTTCTCCACCTTCAATTGCCTCAGTTAAGATAATCCTGTTTATTGACGTTACTTCTGTTTCTGAGAGAAGTACTTGTAATTTTCTTGTCAGTTTATCCATTGTTTAGTTATTATTATATCAACATAATATGTTTTTGTTTCATAAAAATAGGGGAAACTATTATGAATCCCCATATTTGTAAGTATGATTAAGCTAAAACTTCTTTCCAAGTGTCACATCTCCATGTAACCTCGATAGATTGTACATCAGTTGTTTCATAACCTAGATCGGTTGTAAAAGGTAATCCAGAGGTAATGAAACAGTCTTCTAAAGTTACTGTTCTGTAAATATCTCCGGCTCTATTGAATTGAACTACTACTATCGTTCCGACATAGTCTTTCTTTAATCCCATAGCCCCTGTTTGAGGATCATATTGATTATTGTACCATTGTCTTAGTGACTTATAAAGGTACGCTTGGTTAGCATCGTTTAAGTTTAATGAAAATTCAATTCCAACATCTACTGTTGTTGAATCCGGCATTCCTGCGAATGAACGTGTTGAGAATTTATATTTCTGCTCAACAGCTGATACTTCTTTGTATAATTCTAATCCTGAGATAGAATTTACATGTTGAATCATTAGCGGTGCGTCAGAAACTCCTGCTGGAGGAAGAACTGTAACTTCGAATAAGTTCGCTTGAACTGGTTCGAATTGTCTACCGCTTCTGCTTGTTTGATCTTGTGAATAATGTGGTAAAGCCATTTTTATATTGTTTTTGTTTTTTTATATATCTGATTAACTAAAGTTACCTGTTGAAATTTCCCCAGTATTTAGTATTGTAGTTCTATGAACAACTATTTCTAATCCTTTAACTGGCTCAACATAAGTATCAATAATACCAAAGTTGTTATCAATTACATCATCAGTGTTGTTTGATTGATCCATAATATTTTTGAATTCAAAAACTCCACCGTCTGCTTTTACTGATTCCATAAATGAATCTGCTAAAGTTTTAATTTCTAATCTAGTTTGAGTATTGTTAAATTCAAATACGTAATCTTTTAGGATATTTGCCATACCTTCTTGAATATAAATAAGTGCTTCTCTAACGTGAGCTGAAGAAAGTGCTGATTTAATAGACTGTTGTCCAGTTTTGTTTCCTAAAATTGTAAGACCAACTCCTCTTTGAAATACAATTGGATTGATTCCGAAAGGTTCTAATACATCTCTATCTGCTTTATCAAATGCATATTCTACTCCTTTTAATCCTGATCCTCCTACAACTCCTCTTCTTGGACCTGCTATGATTGACCAAGGCTGAGCACTTGTATATTTATCGATAAAGTTATTTGATACGTATGCTGCAGGTGGAACGATTAAATCTTTTCCTCCATCTGATACTAATAATCCTGGTCCGTAGTAGAATGCGTAATTTGCTCCTGCAACGATTCCTGGTAAAGAATAAGTACTTGTTGGATTTTTATCTAAGTTTCCTCCAGTTGCGATAAATGCTACTTTGAAATCTCCATTGATATCCATGAATGATGGATCTGTTGAAGCTTTAAAGTCTGAAACTGTCGGTGCATTTAAGATTGCTGATGCATTCTGTCTTGCTTTAGCTAATTCTGCTAATTGAGATTTATTTTGTAAACCATTTGTATCGAAAGATGCGAATGTATCTACAACATATCTAAAGTCAATTACGTCTTTGTCAATTAATCCAGCATGTAATCCAGTACCTCCCTTAAGAGCGTCTAAACAGTCTTGGATAACTTGATCTTCTAAGTTAGCTCCTTTTAAAGCGAAAGGCTTATATCTAGTTGCAACTGATTCCCATGATTTGAAGAATGCTCCACCCCATGTTGTTTCTACGGCAACATCACAATATACTGTGTATTTTGTTCCTACTTTAGAAATTCTTTTTACTTTTGCTAATCTACCGGTTGCAGCAGCTTGTACAAAATCTCCTGCTTTAATTTCAAAAACGGCTGGTGTATTTATAATTTCTAAATAATCTACAGTAAACATATCTCCTGCAAATTCAACTGTTGCATCTACTGGTGTTGCAGCGACTCCTGTGAATGTTGTTGATACTGATCTTTCACCATTTCCAATTACATAAGATAACATTTCTGTTTCATTTCCAGTATATACATGTCCTACTAAATCAATCTCTGTTCCTTCTTCATCCATTACAGCATCTTCATCAATTGCACAAAATAAACCAGTTTTTCTTGATTCATTGTTAATCATTGTTTCAACATATAAGTTTCTTCCTTCTAAATCCTTAAATCCTGGAAGTAAAGATCCTGTATATTGTGCTTCTAAAGTAACTTGTCTTAAGTTAGCAAATTCTGCTAATTTAGATTTGTCTAATCCTTCTGCGTTAAAATATGCTCCATAAACTGGATCAGTTGCTACGTCTGAAAAATCTCCTTTAAATACGAAAATATCTACCATGAAATCTGAAATATAATCGAAATCATTCATGTAAGCTGGTACATTACCTTCGCCATACCATTCTCTTGCTGTGATATCAAATTCATTAACATCCTGTGCTTCTCTTACGAAGACAGTAACTGCTGATTGTTTGATATTTACAAAGTTAATTGCATTTGCTCCAGATGCTCCTTCAGTTCCAATTGCTTTAAGAACTTTAGCATCAGAAGGTACCATAAATTTATCAGATTCGAAGAAACTTGTGTATTTTTTATCTGCTATTACAGGAGCAGATGTTCCTAATGTTCCATTAGATACAGGCTTCTGTGTGCTAGCTGTAGATTCTCCTGTAAATTTAGAAGTGTTTAAAACTAAGATAGGACCTCTTGAAAGAGCTTCTACCGCAGATCTGTGGAAAAACATTCCTTTTTTCTCTAACTTTTTATCGATAGATCCAAATACATTAGCAAACTCTTCAGTGTTTGTAATAAGTATTGGTGTGTTGTAGGGACCCTTTCTAGAGTGACCTACTACTAATCGAAGTGTTTCAACGTTTATGTTTGCAGTCGTTGACTTGTCAAACTCTAAACGATATACTCCACTTGACTTAAATTGTAATAAATTCGGACTTAGTGCCATAGTATTATATTTTTATTTTTTCTTTTATTATATATCTTTATTATTATGTGAGCATTACAGTAAATCGTAAATGTCGAACTGTAAATCTCCTTGTACATCACTATCTTTATATAAGATGTGTTCCATTAGTTTAACCTTTTCTTCTGGTATAATATCTAATAGTTCTTCGACATAATCTGCGTAATCCGTTGTACCAAAGAATTCAGTAGCAGTGATGGCAGTCATAATTATATCATCATGCCCCATTTGTGCTCCGTAGCTATTATTCTTAAGTACTCCAAATAAACTAGCTTCTTGTACAGTTACTATATCATTGATTTTAATTTTGTTTAATTCTATCTGCTTTTTAAAGTTTTGACAGAATACCGATTTATTATCGCTCTTTAGCCTAATTCCTGGTTTAAGTGTTTTAGAATCATGCCTGTGTTTAAATCTTAATACCATTTCATCCTCGAAATCGTTACGACCTGGAAATACTGTACTTAAATATTGTAACAATATACTCCCATACGTATTGTATTCGATAATTAGTTTAGTATTTTCTGAGTTGAATATATCCAACGCGAGTGTATATAATATCTTTGCAAAATCTTCGATGGGATGTTCATTACTCCTAAACACTCCAACTTGATCTAATTTAAAGAAATCATACATTGCTCCTGGGCTTATAAAGTTTTCAATATCCCTATCTTCCATTGGAACAACTTCAAACATATTAATAACTGAATGATCTCCTCCATTTCCCTCGGCAATATCTACTGAAAACATGAAATATTTCTGTGAATTTCCTGCATCTTCTGGATCGAAGTGAGGAGCAAACCCTAAATATCCTTTAGTATCTATATGTATGTTGTCAAATTCTTCAAAATCATACCATTCAAACTTTTGTGCATTTGATCTAATATTCTTCATAGTACCTGGACTTAGTAATAAACTTGATGAACTTGTAAATTCATTTCCATATTGTCTATTAAAAGAATCTTCAGATCCTAAATTTCCTAATTCTCTCTTATACCAATCATCGTCTCTATCAGGGTGTTGCCACCAATCTATTCTTGTTGCTTTATACTCATTGTCACCTTTTTCTGCATCTGAGTAAATTTCATAAAACTTATTAAATCCATTTGGAGTTGAAGTTATATTAATTCTCGATATTTTCGAAGCTGATAATGTTGGATAAACGTTTTCATAGAATGAATCTACAATAGTAGGATGGATATGTGCAAACTCATCAAGGTATAAATTATGAATAGTAAAACCAATACCAGATTTTGCAGTAGTTGACTGTCCAACCAATCTACATCCGTTATCAGCACGGACATTCATTACATCATACTTAATAATTCCAGGCTTCATAAAGAAAGGTAAGTTTTCTAGAACTATCTTTGCTTTATCAATAATTTCTTTAGTTGATTCCGATTTATTTGCTAATAATAATGTAGTCTTATCATAATTAAATGTCAAGTACCATGCATTAAATATAGATGCTGTTACAGTTTTACCCATTTGTCTAGAGGCTAACACAATATTAAATCTATTATGTTGAAAATCCCTTAACATTTGTTTTTGGTAATCCCTCAACTTAACCTGCTGAACTCCATTATCTGTCATTACAACAGCGTATTTTTCTGCAAAGTAAACAATGTCATGTGCACATTTAGCTAATTCTGTAATTTCTTCATCAGTATACTCAAATACAATATTACCTCTACGTAAAAATTGTTTACCTTCGTAAAAAGGCATAGAGACAGACGGACGGTAACCCTGGTCTAGTGCTAGCATCAACTCGTTGATACTTTTTGATGACCAGATTAGTTTACCAGCTTCATCAGCAGACTGTCCCTGAGGGATCCACCTATTATCTCCTACGTAATCTCCCATATTTATTCTTCTGTGATTTCAGCGTCTTCTATCTGATCGTTCTGTATTCCACTTTGGATCATTCTCATTATATCTTTAGTACCTCTCTGTATTGTATCATTGGTAGGTGCTCCTCCAGCGGCCTCACTAATAACACGGGTATCGTCTCGCTTTTTATATAATTCGATATCTCTTGCCATTCTTTTAGCGCCTTCTTCAGCTGCCATTAAATACATAGTTTGAGATTTGATAATGTCTAACATTGATTTTTGTAAAGTTGCTAAAACTTCAAACATTCTTGGAGCGATTTCACCGTCTTCGATTGTTTCTAAAAGAGTTGTTAAAGCTCTTTCTCCAGCTTGTAGTTGATAAATTAAAGAAGACATTGTCATCTCATCTATCTTTTTCTTTGCTATGATATACTCATCCTTCTCGATAATATCTTCATCAAGATAAAACTTCATTAAACTTGTTATAGTTTTAGAAGCTTTCTTACTAGCATTTTCTTTTAATTGTGAATATGAAAGCCTAACTGCAACTTCTCTCTTTGCTGGTAATTCAGGATCTGTTTCTATAACAGTTTGAATTGGATCATTATTTCCGATTAAATCATCTAGCTCTTTTCTAATATCTTCGGCCTGTGATTTAATACTCTTCTTATCTTCTGGCATATTTCAATGTTTTATTATAGATTATTTATTCCAATTTTATCTAGCGTTCTTGAAACGTTGATAGCCTAAACTTGGAATAGCATTATCTATAAGGATTGATAACTGATTGTCTCTTACAACATATTGATTTAATATATTGCTATGTTGTTCTAATTCTATTACATTAGTAAATACCCTTATATTTGTCATATGAGTTTTATTACCTCTTATATGGTAATTTGAACTCGAATTCCAAACCATAGGTTGGTTTATTTCTAATGTTCCTGTATATTCTTCAATTAAATTATTATTATTATCTTGAGGACGGGAACCTGCTGCATTTCCTGTATTATTCGCCGAATCCAATCTGTATAATGATATTGATGATTGTAAGAACTTATTGTTAATATTTAATATTAATCCATACCATTCTCCTTTCTTTAAATTAGTTCCATGCAACCATTCATAATTTACACCGTTAACCATCACTTTAAATTTAGTATTGCTAATAAATAATTTAAATCCTCCAATTGCTGCTAGATCTCCAAATAAAACGTATTCACTTATATCTGTTGTTTCAAATTGAGGTGAAAACCACATACTAGTAGCTAAATTATCAGTAGATGCTAATTTTGATGGTATTGCATATTCGATTGCAGTTTGTCCCGCAGTAATCTTACTCAAATCGTAGTAATTTTTACTAACAACTGTCCATCTGTTTTTTAATTCACTATCAACTATAGATAAATTGTTATGTATAAATCCTCTAATACCGTCTCTATATGCAGCTGTAACTGTTTGAAACTGTTGAGGGTTTGTAACTTTCTCTTGTTCTTCTTTTTGTCTTTCTCCAAATACTTCGTCAACTCCTGTTATTAAAGAGTCAGTATCAACTTCGAATTGATTTTTAATTACTGATGTTCTTTCTTGATATTTGACAAGTTTACATCTCCAGTATGACGCTGTTTTATTAAATTCATCTGCAATTGCTAGTGAATTAATTTCATACATTCTATTAATTAATGGAATATACATGTAATCTTTACTTCTTGGTGATTTCCCTGCTCCGAATGCTTTTTCAAAAGCGGAAGCAACTATATGTATTTCAAATTCTGCAAATTCCATTCCAAAAATATCATATGACATTGCTTCGTCAGGAAATTCATTATCTGGTACAAGGATCTTTACATTTTTCTTATCAACAACATCGTGTAATGAATACTCCATTAAATGGACGTCTTCGGTTCTAGCGTCTGGTTCAGTTCTAAAATATTGAACTTCATGACCAAATATATTACTAGTCATGTCCACCATTTGTTTATATATGTTTGATGACTTATTTAAATCATATGGATTAAACAAATTATCATTGTCACATGACTCTATTATATTTGCGCATCCATACATTGCAAACGGATCAGAACATTCAACACAGAAGTTAGGACAACTTACAACAACACCATCCTCAGTTACGGTAGTGTATGTTACTGAAATTATTGAAAGAGTATATCCTGTAGATATTGCAGCGACTTCAGCTCTAATATCTAACCATAATGGTTTTAATGGGTCGAACGTTAATCCAAGTAAATTTGGATGTCCGTTTGTTGTATTCAAAGGCCTAAGTTCTGAGAATTGACTATTATCGCTAGACCATCTATATTCATAATCAAAATAATTATTAGAATCTACTGGTAGATAATATTCGATTCCACTTGTTGTGAAATTAGGGGCTATTGTTAATGTTAATTGATTCTGAGATACTATAGTCTCTATCACAAATGTCGTATTTCCAATAATAATGCTATTACCTACTGATAATTGATTAAAATCTGTCCTAGTACCATTAACTATTTTGGTATCTTTTACTGTAGATATTGTTCCAATTGTTTTAAAGTTTTGTAAACCCGCTATTATTTCCCAACCCGTTATATTCGTTGTTTTATAATATGGATCGTTAAGTGATGCTATTAAACTATCACCGTATTCTGTTGCTGTAAATCCTGTAACCATTATTTTTTAATATTTTGATTAACTTCGTCTTCTGGTTTAATCTTTTCGCCAGCAATCCATGATGCAACAAATCCTGTTAATGATGCAAAGTAAATTGAAAGATCTTTAAGTGATGATGAAAAGTACATAGAAACTATACCGGCAATTGCCCATATAAAAACTACTACGTAAATCATTACTTCTCTTCTTGATCTAGGCCCTTTAGCCATTATTCCTGTTTTTGTGCTTGGTCTTTTAGATTCAGCCCAAATATAAGTGGCTGCATATGCTGTTAGAGATCCAAAGTATACTGCTAAATCGGTCAAGCTAGATGCTTTAACCGCTGCAACTATTCCCATAGAGATCCATAGAGTAACAATAATATAGATTAAAGCTTCTCTCTTTCCGAAATTTTTAAATAAGTTCATTGAAAAAGTTTATTTTATCTATATATTCGATAAAATATATCAATAATCAGTAACTATCAATGTTAATGGATTATCACCTTCAACTTTAGGGTCTACCATATCCATAAATGCAGTTAATAAAGGTATAGGATCTATCATCCCTTCATCAAAGTCTAGATTTATTTCTCTTTCGATCCAATCATCTATATCATCTAATACCTCTACAATTCTCATTCTATTATATGGAATTCCCTCTTCTAATATATTTAATTCCTCAAAAATTGGATTAAGTACTTGAATTTCTTCCATATCAAAAAGATCTGGTAAGTTTATTGTCATTGCAAGAATTTTAAATTCAAACTTTAACATCTTACTTCCTTCACTTTCTATAAGTCTTGTGAATTTCTTATCATGGCTTAGCGTCAGTTTAATAAACTGTAAGTTTGGCATATCCTTGCACATCATATACATAAAATACGGTGAAGTTACCTTCTTATGTAGGAATTCCACGCCAGTTGATTTAATTCTATTAATCATTGGCATATAATGCATCTCCAAGATCGTCGTTAACTGACCTAGGCTCACCACCACGGACATGTCGTCGACTTCAACATAATCTAATTGATTTTTGATATGGACCCACAGGCGGTTGTCTATGTGATTGTATCTATGTAGTGTTACGTCGACCGCAGTCGGGAAGCTACTATTATTCATCTTTAGTTCTTTATTAATACACTTTCATAGATCTTTCGATCGACTTAAGTGATGTGTATAACTCAGTTGGTGCGAACTTTTCTAGTTCTTTAAACTCTCGCATTCCGATTTCATTTTTATCTATGAACACTCGGATCGCTTCATCACTTGGTATATATTTGCCTTTAGTAGAGACTGCTTTCTTTTTAGATTTCTTTGTTTTAGTATAAATCCAGCGAGGAACTCCTTTAAATCTAGATGCAACTAATGCCCAACTATCAATTACCGCAATTGGATTTATTCCATTAACATTAAATAACTGTGCGTTTGCAGGAAACTTAATTGCGAAGAATCGATTAATCATGAAATGATGTCTTTTCTTATTGTATTGTTTTATGTTGTGGTAATCTTTTTGCTTCGTAAACATAATTTTTATGAAGTCAAATAATTTAGTTTCGTCCATATTTTAGAATAACCCGTTTGTTATTTTATTATTAACTTGTGTTTTTGTTTCAGGTGTTTTTAATCCAGCAAATGGATCATATCCCCCTGGAGCACTAGCACCCTTTTTCTGTAACCATTCTGTTCCTTCTAATATTACTTCCATCTTGGTTAATCCTGAGAACGTAGGTTCTGCATTGAAATCTGCTTCAATTGCTTTATAGATTTCCTTTTGAATAGGATCTGGTATAGTATTAAAATGAAGTAACATAAGATCTAGGTTTTGATTGAATCTACCTTTAATTTCTTCAAGTGTAGATTTATCAAGTGTTTTATGTATAATTTCTACGATCTTATCAACGCTATCCTTGTTAAAGAAATCATCTATTGAAAAACCACCGTTTTCTGCCTTATATTGATCTAATATTTTGAATGCATTTTTTTCAGTAATAGAATAATTCATGATCTTACCTGACTTTGCAGTCTTTGTCCATGAAACAACACTTTTAATATTATCACTCTTATCACCTTGTAAAATCTTAGTGAATATAAAATCATCACAATTAATTTCTTCAATAGTAACTCCATTCTTTAAGGTCCAGTCTGTTAAATTCTGTTTCATCTGATCATGCATAACAGTATTTGAATTCATATTGAACATTAAATCATCATTAGACATAGAATCAGTTGCTCTTTCATTTAGAACTTTTTCAAAACCTTCAAATGCAATAAGTTTTCTTTTAGAATTATAATACCATAAAGTATACGCATCAGTTGCTTGATTATAATTAACTAATTGAATTAAATCACGATCTCCTGTCCAAGCGATACAATTCCTACCTTCATTGTTTAATTGAGTAGCCCATCCAAACATAACATCATCTGCTTCTGCTCCCTGTACTTGGTGAATTACAACGCCTTGTTTTGCTAAAATATCTTGCCATGCTTTATATGTTTCGAATACATTAGCCCAGTTGACTGAATCGTCATATGTTCTTGTACCTTTATATTGTGCTTCTGGGAAAAGGTCTTTACGCCATGATTTTGCATCAACAGCGACTACAACTTGATCTACAAAACCGGACATTCTTCGTAATTCAGAAGCGAAGTCAATACATAATTTACGCATTAAACTTGCCTGACTGTCTCTTGTTTTTAAAAGCTGCTCTCCTTTAGGTCTTGGTAATACAAATAACCTACTATGTAAAAAGTAGTTACCGTCTATTATTAATGTGTGTTTGCCTAATTTCATATCTTGTGTTTTTTATTTTGTTTTATAAGTAAATATAAACCTTTTTTGCGACATAAAAAAATTATTGTCTAACTATTTCTTGTAAGGAATATACGCATGATAAAAGGGTAATGACTTGATCGATTACCAGGTTACGTTGAGCTTGATGTTTTGCTACAGTAACTGCAATTTGTGGAATAAATCTAACCGCTGATTGTTTTTCAGCCTGGATGTATTGTATAAATTCATCTCCTAACGTTTGTAGTACATCATCAACTCTATTTGAATACTCTCCAACAATCTGCTGATAGTTCTTTACTGGATCTGTTTCATTAAATATTAATTCAAATACATCTTTATAGACTGAATTGAATTTCTTAACGTCCGCTACTGTTATATTAGTAGTTCCTTGTGTTTTATATCCTTGTAATTTATTAAGAGTAGTTCTTAAATCTGGAAAGTTACGTTTAACGAATTCAACCAATGCTGGTTTTTCAATTGTCATTCCTTCTTTTCCACAAATATCATATACTCTTCTGATATATTTCTTTGTTAATTCTGTTTCTTCAGATTTATCAAAATCAAAATTAATTACTTCGAATCTTGAAAGAATCGGATCTGGTAATTTATTAATGTAATTACATGTTGCAATAAATCTAGAGTTTGATGCGAAAGTCTCCATCGTTGCTCTTAATGCTTTAAAGAACTGGTCAGATACTCCATCAACCTCATCTAATATAACTACTTTAAATTTGTCTCTATCATCTAATATAGACATTGTTGAACAGAAATCTGTTATTCGTGTTCTAATAACATCAACTGAAGTATCCGTCGATGCATTAATATAAAGGTATGGTAAATTAAACTGCTGCACTATGGCTTTAGCAGTTGAAGTCTTACCAGTACCAGGAGATCCTGCAAGTAATATGTTTTGCGATAAACCATCTTTGAATTTCGACATTACCCTTTCTGGTAAAATCAAATCTTCTAGGTTTTTGGGTCTGTATTTTTCTGTAAATAGTGCGTGAATCATCTAGTATGTGTTTAGGTTTATTATACAAAGGTATTGTGAAATGTTTCAGATAAATAGACTATATGGCATACAATAAAAAATACCCTAAGATAAAGAGAACTGGTGGACCTTACCCTAGGAATAGGTATGGTGTCCGATACGACTCTATCTCAAAACAACAGCGTAGATTATTATTGGAACATCCTATTATAAAGGAACGTGCCCAGGATGATCAGTTCTTACAAATTATATTTGAATTATGTAGACATCGACATGTAGATCGTTTCGATAAGTTATACTATGATTGGTCTACTGATGAATTTGTTAAAATGGAGGAATTAAAGGAAAGTTACGATACAATTGATTGGGAATGCGCGTTAAGTGAAAAGCCTATTAGATCTAATATCAATGATTTTAGCGTTGAAAACTTTGTTCATCCAGAATATCACGACACTTTAGGTGGAAACATAGATTCTAGAATAATGGAATCATCGGTTCGCTTTCAAAAACACGTAAAAAAACTCCTACTGAATCAACAGAAGGAGTTCTTAAAACTTGTTCGTAAGAATTCTAAATCTTAAATTAACTTAGAAAAACGTTCTCTAATTGATATTGATTCTGTAAGCATATCATCTGCTTCTAATTTAGAGATTTCCATTTCAAATAATCTACCTAATTCAGTACCTTCAATTTGCCAAGATTCTTTAGCAGATATCTTGTCCATTAGTTTTTTCAATTTATCTAATTTAGGACTTTCTTCAGTTCCAGCAGCGTCCATTCTATCTTGCTCTTTAGCAATCATATCATTTACTCTGTTTAATTGACCATCCTTTTTGTTTTTAACTTCTCTATCTTTAATAGTTTTTTCATCTGCATTATCGGTTGGAGTTTTAGCTGGAGGATTTTCTTTTTTATCTTGTTTTATTGCGTCATCCAATTCAGCCTTTGCTTCTTTACTTGGTTTAGATTTTATAAAATCTGCCTGATCTTGTACTATTGAAGTTTTCAATTTAGCTAATTGAGCCTTCGTGTCAGCCTGTTGTTTAGGTGATCCATTTCCCATCGTTATATTTAATACAGCAATTTTACCTTCTTTTCTAGAAAGTGCTAATGCTTTTTTAACAACAGTAGACTTATCTCCCCATTTTGCATCAACATCTGACTGTAGAGAATCTCTCTGTTCTTTAGATGCATCTATCTTTACTTTTATCTTATCTTTCATTTCTCCTTTAGCATCTGCTAATTTAGCCTCAATTCCTGCGATTTTAATAGATAACTTGTTAACACCATCTTGTGCTTTTTTCGCCTTAGGGGCATTAAATGAAAAATCATATGCTTTTTTAGCAGCAATACCAAGTCCTGCGATTGCTGCAACTCCGACAACCCCAGCTGCACCTGCTGCCTTATCTATAAGATCTTCGTTTAATGATTCTTTTAACTCCACTGATAACGCATCTAATGAAGTCATTATAGCGTCAACATCACTCATTAATCCCTTTCTACCATCAGATTGAACTGGATCAGAAGATACAGATACCTCAGTGCTTGTCGATACTGTTGGATTTTCTGCAACATCTCCTTCAATGATCACATTACTTGTTATTTTTTCATTGATTATGTTTAACCAACTTTCGAATTTATCTATCATAATTTTATTAGTTTTTATGTTCTCTGTTATATAAGTATATATTCACAAAAAAAGGGTAACAAATTAATGTTACCCTTTCTAGAAATTATATGGTTGTTAAGCCAATCTACTTATTAAGATAAGTTGATTAAGTTAGTCCATCCATTTGCAACCGGTGAAGTTACATTAAATGTAACATACTGAGTTTCTGCATGGTGTCCAGCTTCAACTAATGCGAATCTAGATTTTACAGCAATCTTAGGAGCCATAGTTCCTTCAGCGATTGTTTGTACTGATTCAGCCATTAAATAAGGCATGAATACTAATCCAGGTCCGTTTCCGTCTCCTTTTCTACCTACAGCTACTTCGTAAGAATTCCAAGCTTGTGTTGGGTCTGTATAGATATTAATACCTGCTACTGCTCCTAATGGATAGATTGCTCCAGCCGATTGAGAAATAGTGTTAGACATTGGGTTTGCAACGAAACCAGCAATTGATTGTAATACTGTAGCAACCTGTGCTCCAACTACTGCAAAGTTACCAGCTCCTCTTCTACCTCTATTCGCGATTAAATTAGCAGCTGCTAATACTTGCGTTAAGATTTGTCTGTGAGTTGATGCAACAGTTTCTCCACCTGATAAACTAACTTGTGCAGCTAATTCGATATCAAATAAATCAGCAGCTCCAAATGCTTCAGCAACGTTAGTAGCTCCTAAAGATCTGATTTTACCTAAAATGTGTTGGTTAATAGATTGAGTTAATTCGTTAGTTAATACTGACTCAACTTGAGCAACAGCATCTACACCGAATTGTTTTAAATCTTGAACTTGCTCTCTTGTAACTGCAGCAGCAACTTGGTAAGTGTTAGCAGCAATTGATTTAGAGAATAAAGAAAGACCCATTACTTTATCAGCAGTAGATTCTCCAGCTTCTCTAGAGTAAGGTGTTCCAGCTTCGTCAGATGCAGTAAATCCTTTAATGTGATCTTCTAATCCTTTTACTAATTCAGCAGCAGCATATCTATCTGCAATAGAAGCTTCATCAGCAGCTAAAGCATCAACAATTTTGATGATGTTCTTTCCGTCAATTCTAGAAGTTCCAACTAATACATCAGCTCCAGCTTTAGCAGCAGTAGTTTTGATATAAGTAGGAGCAGTTTTGTTGTCTAATCTACCACCTTCATATGTGAAGTCTAAATAAGATAATAATCCCATTGGTCCAGCCATAGGAACTACAGGTACTAAATCTAAACCTACAGTTTGAGCAGCAACTTGCATTGCTAAAGGTAATAAAGAAGGCGATTTGTCTCCAGATCCGTTTGCGTTAGCAGTTGGAAATGCAGCAGCACCCATACCAGCTAAGTTCATTGGTCCAGGATTATCTCCTAAAGACATGATTGTTGCGTCTTCGTAAAGTTTATGGTTGTGACAGTAAGTCGACATCCATGCTAATTTGTTAGCATCGTTGATTCCGGTTGCAGATTCGATGATCGGTGACCATGTTGCTCTGATTTCAGACTCGTTAATTAAATTTGCCATTTTGTTTTATATTTTTTTTAATGGTTTTTATTGTTTATTATTTCGATTCTTTTTTAGTCTTTTGCTTCTTAACTAATAATCGATTGTATTTCTATATTACTATATATCAGTATTATTTTGCTAAATAAATGATTTTTTCATTTTTTCATTTATTTTTGCAATTTTATTACTTTTTGAACTTCTTAGCAATTTCTGCTGCTATATCAGTAGTATCATATCCGATAGTAGGTTTAACTTCTTTAGATTCTTTAATTAATTCTACTTTCTCCATTAATACTGAAGTATCTCTTAAATCTCTAGTTTGCCAGAAGTTTGCTACTTGGTAAGAAGTTTCTAACTTGTGATATTTAGATTGTGCTAAGATTTGATTCTTTTTAGCTTCTGATAATTTAGAATAAGTTTCCTTATATTCGCTAGGCATTAATGCGATAACACTTGGTTCGTTTTGTGCAGTTGCTACTAATAAAGAGTTTTTCCATAATCCTAAGATTTGTGATTCTGTTAAGAATCCTCTTCCTTCAATTGAAGCTAATACTTTAGATTTGTCTTCAACTTCTAATTCATTATACTCTGATTGTGATGATTCAGATATAAATCTAAAGAAATGTGGATCATTTGTCTTTTTCTCTTCAGCTTTATTAATTAATGATTGTAATTTCTCAGTGATTGAATTTTTATAAGCGTCTAATGAGTCTACTACCCCTTCTTCAACTTCAGCTTTATCATTTTCAACTTCTTCAGCTTTATCTTCTTTGATTTCTTCTCCTTCAGCGTCTCCTTTACCATCAAGTTCTAGGTCTGCTTCAACGTCTTTAACATCACTATCTACTTCTACGCCATCAGTGTCTACTACAGGTTCCGTAACATCTTTAGTTTCTGTTTCTATATCTTCAGCCGGGATTCCAGCTTCGTCTTCTAATATTAAATTAGTATTTACTGTTTCTGCAACATATTCTGCGTATTCAGTAACTTTTTCTAAGTTCTCTTTTAAATATCCAACGTATTCTAATAAGTTTTCGTGAGTTGCCGCACCGTCGTTATAAGATTCTGCTAAATAATTAGTGTATTCTTTAATTTGATCAACTCCAGTTGCAATATGTTCTGAGTACTGTATTGATTGATCTACTTTTTCTGCTAACATTTCAGCATACTGTATTGATCTATCTGTCTTTTCAGCAATATGATCAGCATGTTGTATTGATTGATCTAATTTTTCAGCAACATGTTCAGTATACTGTATTGATTGATCTGTCTTTTTAGCAACATGTTCCGTATACTGTATTGATTGATCTGTCTTTTCAGCAACTTCTTCCGAGTACTGTATTGATTGATCTAACTTTTCTGCTAAATAAGTAGCGTACTCTTTTAATTCTTTTAATTCGCTATCGATACCAGTAGTATCTGTTAAAGCTTCTTTAATAGACTTCATTTCTTCAGAAAGATATTTAGAATATTTATTAAAGTCTTCAACATTGATAAATTTAGATTCTGCCATTGTTTCTGTTTCTTTATTTTCTATTGTTAATTGGGTTTGTGGTTTTTCAGTTGATCCTGAAATTTCATATATTAATATGTCTGAATCGTTATCAAATCCATAAGATTCATTAACTCTAGATAATTCAGCGTTAGCAAATCCTGGATCTGCAACTAAATCGTATGTAAATAATTGTTTGATTTTTACTTTTCCATCTGATTCAACAGCTCCAGCTGCTCTAGATGAAATTTGTAAAGGAACACCGGCATCAACTAAAGCTTTAGCTTGTCTACCAGCATCTGTATCTAATAACCTGATACGACCTTTAATTTGCTTACTTTCTTTATCGTAAGTAAGTTCTTCAATAATGTGTGATACATTCTTTAAAGATACATCAAAGTTTGATGGGTGATCTAATTCACCTAACAATTTTGATGCTTTAATTTTGTCCTGTAGCGCTTCGATTTGCGGTAAATATTCTTCAGCAGTGTAGATTCTATTGTTTTTATTCTTTTTATCTAACTCTCCGAAAATACCTTCTAGCACGTAAACCCCATTCTCGTTCTTTAAGTCTAAACTTGAAGAGGATCTTTCTAGGATTAATAAGTCTTTTGTGATATTGCTCATGTTATTATTTTATTATATTTGGATTATATATCTTCTTTAAAGGGTGTCCTTTTTAAAAGTTTTATTTTTCTAATGCGGCTAATTCATCTTCAATTGGATCATCATCATCAGATTCTCCTTCAGTATCATCGCTTGTTTCAATATCTTCTACTCCAGCATCTGCTAAAGGATCTTCTTCCTCGGCTTCTTCTGCTTCAACTTCGTCTGCATTTAATTCTTCTAAGTATTCGTTGTAATACTTTATTAGAGTGAACATGTCAGCCTCTGTGAATGCACCTTGGCCGAATGTTGTATAAAAGTATTCTGTATATTCATCTTCAGTTTTAGAACTAACTAAAGCTCCAACAATTTCAGTAGCTTTAATCTCATCTCCGTTATCTGTCATGTAATCATCAATAACTACATCTGATTCAGGAGTTACGTTAACTGCTGCTTCATTTGCTGCTTCATTAGAATCAGGCCAAACCATTATAGTTGATCTATCATGGAATGTGATTTCCCAACCTCTATCTGCTGCTTGTTTTCTAAATGACTTTAATACACTGTTATCAAATTTAGAACTTGTAGAAGTATGGTCGATATGTTTATCATCATCTTCCCTACTTAACCATATTCCAGATTCTTCTCCGTTAAATTCATCACTTGTTTTTACAAAGTCCCTTCCTTTACTTTTAAACCAAGACATCATCGTGTCTCTGTCTAATTTCTTTGCTTCGTTAACGTTTGATTCTACTAACTTTACTAATTCTGACGGAAACCACTCTTCTCGAGAACCATCCCATCTAACAAGAGATTTTTTACCTTTTGTTTTAACTAGTTCGCCAGTTCCGTGCATAGAACCGTCAGTATCATATACATGTACCAGCTCTATTGCTTCGTTAACGAATTGTTCAAATAATTTTAAATATTTCATTGTTCTTATTTATAATTTAGATTCCCATGTCCATTGGATCAACCTCAGGCTCTTCTGCATCTTTTGCTGCTCTACGAGCTTTATATGCGTCATTTGCTGCTTTATCATCTGGTGATAATTTCAGGTAACGATCTACTAAGAAGTCTTGATCAAAGTATGATGTTTCTTCCATAGTCGTTGGATCTGTTTCAACTAAAGAATCTTTAAGTTCTGTAACGAAGTTTATTCTACGTTCCATTATTTCCATATGTTTAAGTTCTGCAAACATATTCTCTTCAATAAATTGTAAAGATATTTGTGTTTTGAATGCAGCATCATCTTGAAACTCTGGATATTTTAAACACATTTGAATGTATAAGGGTTTTACCAGTATTTCTTGGAATGTTGATCTTAATCTTTTGATAAATTTAGAGAATTTAATTTCATCTCTAATCATACCATCAGCTGCTAAGTTAAAGTCTCCTCCACCATCTTCATACATGAATCTGTTGAATGGAATCTTAGAAACTGCTTTAAGTTTATCTGTAAAGTATTTAAGTGCTTCAGTGTCGCTTAATTCAGGACCTTCTCCACCTAATGTTTCGATTTCTGGTTGTTCACCATCTTTTGAAGGTAACCAGTATTCTTTATTAAATTGTAACATTGGTTTACCATCGGTCATTAATGACCCAGATTCCCAATCAAAATCTACAACCTCTTTATAGTTATGCATTAATTGCGCAAGAGATTGTTTTGCTCTAGTTTTAGATTTACCACCGACTGGGATAATAAATTTCATTCTGTAAGATGAATTTGTAACTGCCCAAATAACTCTAGTGTGTTCCATAATTCTCATTAAGTTAAATGAACGAACAAGACGTTCTAAGTAACTTACCCTAGATGCTGTAGTAATAGATGAATAAGAGATATAAATGATCTGTGAATCATATAGGACTCTTTCTTTAATTGGATCGTCTTTAAACTGAGTCCAAACTTTCTTTTTGTCTTCTTTATTATATCCCGGAACTAGTGTTATAGGATCAAT